CTGAAATTCTACCAATTCTCGGTTGCTGTTTTAATTGATGTATTAATATGTTTGATAGAGTTTTCAACAATCGTTTCTTTATTATAAATATTTATCAACTACATTTTGATTCCAGGTGAGTGTATTTTATTTTTAGACCGTTGTATTTGTTCTTTATGTTCATCTGCTTCGTCTTTTCTGATTTTGTTAATTCGACTTATCCACAGTTTTCTAATTCGAAGCGGCATGGTGTAAATATCTTCAAAACACCACCGACCTTCGCCAGCCCATAATAGATCAAACAATTGATTGTGAAAATGTATTTGATGTTCTGGTTTAAAACCAAAAAAGGTCTGCGTTAAATTGAAAGGTGGCATCGATAGTGTCTCCGTCTGCACCTATCACTTTTATATTATAATCAATACTTGGAGCTGTTTCAATAATATGCTTTTTAAATTTTCTACTATCAATAGCTTTAAAATCATATTTTAAATAATCTTCTATTTCTTGTGGTGCATCATTTCCGTTGACAGATTGTATAGATAATTTTAAAAATGAAGATGTTAATTTCTCTGAGTTTACCTGAAAGCTTTCATATGAACTTAAATATTTAAATTTAATTACATCATTGGTAATTGGAACTGTGTAATTAAAACAACCGTTTTCATCTGAAATTTCATCAAATACTTTATGTTTTAATTTTGATAAATCCATTTTACCAGTAGTTGGTTTATTTGTTTGTGGATTTGTTACTACTACATCATATTCTATACCATATCCTAATATTCTAGCAGATATTATCAACCATTCTTTATCTCCAGATGTTAATTCATCAATATTAACGTTAGGCGTAACAATCAATGCTTCAAGAAGTTTATTAAATATAACTCCTTCTTTAATATAACTACTATTAGATAGTATATCTTCATCATATGCTGTCATATGACGCATTTCAACTTTACCTGTTCGTAAAATAGATGTTTCTGCATATACATTACCATTAGATGGTAGAGTTATTATGTTTGACGGAAATTTGCTTGTTTGTTTTTGGCTTTCATATTGTTGTTTTGCTAATTCAACAATTTGTTTATTGTCTAGACGATCTGTAACTTTACTCATATATTGTTCCTTCTTATAACTTTATTATAAATATATACAAACACAAAAAATGGGTAAAAATTAATCTACCCACTTAAATAATATATAATTGTTATTTTTAGAAATTTAAGAATGCCCAATCGTAACGAAGAGTTAAGTCAATTGTTACAACTTCTTCTTGAGACCAATCTAAATCACCAAAGTTAGTAGTAGTAATAAAAGCACCTTTTAAAATCCATTCTTCAACCTTTTCTCCTAGTGGTGAAAGTGATGTCAATGTTATTTCTTTTTTATACATTGAAGAATATCCATCTCTACCAGTAACAGATTCATGATGTAAACGTACCCAATCCATAACGGCTTGGCCGGCACTTGGAACAATTGGATCATATAGACTTATAGATAAAGTATTCCATTTTGATTTACCTTTAACATATCTTTGAACATTAATGTGGTCTAAAGTTATTTCACCATTTTCTAAACTAGGTTTATTAGCTGATTTAATTAGATATGCAGGAATGCCTTCAATTTCCATGATAAATTGATGTTTTTTCTTTGGTTCCCATGAATAAGCGTTTTGCCAAAAATTATTATCAATACCATAATCAGCAAAATCGGTTCCGGGATTTGCGGTGTTTAATCTGTCTTCTAATGCCATATTTCTATTCCTCGTATTTTAATATAAATATATCGAACAGTAAAAAAGGCAGAACCGAAATCCTGCCTTTTGTGTATTTTTTAAATCCTATTCAGGAAATGCTGCACCCGTAGGTTGAATGTTAAAGTCTAATACAATAAATTCAGCCGTTCTAGTTGGTTGCAAAAATATCTGTCCATACATAATATTTCTATCAATTACATCTGGAGTATTATTTGATTCATCCATTACTACACGAAATGCTGACAATCCTTGTTGTGCTCTTACTTGTTCTAAATAAGGATTTACAATGCTTAAGAATCTTGTTCTTGTTGCTGATGTATTTTGTTCAAATACTAAATATTTTGTAGATGAAGCAATAAACTTTTTCACTGCAATAAGTAAACGACGAACATTAACACGATCTAACGCACTCGGACGAGCTTGGAGTGTCTTTTGTCCCCAAACACAAATTCCTTCATTAGGGAAGTTTGCTATAGGATTAACACGGTTTTCATACAACTCATCTCTGTTTGCTTGAGTTAAATTTTGATACGTTCCAATTGCTGTTGTTAATCCACCTCTAGTTAATCCAGCTGGAGCATACCATGGTGCAGTTACTGCATCATTAAATGCTAATACTCCAGGTAATACTACCGATGGTGGAACATATATTGGTTTATTTTTTGAAACATCAATAATACGTACCCATGGATAATATGTTGCAGCATAATTACTATCAATATTGGTTACTTGTTGAACTACAGTAGCAATATTATCTGTTAATGCATTGCTATCCATAATATAAAATGCATCTTGACGTTGTTCCACTAAATTACGAGCTGCACTAGTTACTAATGGATGTATACTATCAATAATACCAGGTGTAATTAACATGTTCATATCATAAAAATCAGTATTGCTTAATAATGAAAATGCTTTATTATACGATTTAGTTCCACCCGTAGATGTTGTGCTACAATCAAATCCAAATGTATTAGTAGATTTTATATTTGTTCCTGACAGTTTAGGTAAATTAGGACGAGCGCCATCAAAACCACCTTGCAGTGGTACTATAAATTTTCTGGTATTAATTGAAACGTTAGCTGTAAGTGTATTAGCATTTAATGCGGCAGTTATTGATCCTGTATATGGAGTTGCTAAAGTTGGAAATGCTGATCCAGAATCTTGAATCATATCACCTAAATAAAAGCTAGTATTATTACCAGCCGTTTTACCTAATGTTGGTAATGGTGCTAAATAATTTAGATTATTTAAATTATCAAAATTAAATCCAAAATAATTTTTACTGTTAAATGTAGTTTGAACTTGTGTTGTTCTATTAGATACTGCAGTAAGATTAACAGATCCACTATACATTGGTATTGGCGATGATAATGCTGCATTACCAAATGGTATTAATATTTCGCTATTTGTTTTACCAGATACACCTGCTGCAACTTCTACTCTAATAAATTTAGATAAATTAGGATAATCACCATTTATACGTAATTCTCCTGCGGAAGTTATTGTTTGAAATCTATCACCTATTACTCTAGAAATATATCTAGGTGAATCTGGATCTAAATTTAAATTGATAAATTGCTCTACTATATCAGGTGTAGCATCAGTATCGTCTGAATCGTATGGTGTATTAAAAAGATTATTAGTATTAACTCGTCTTACTTCTATAGAAAATGTTCCATAACCATTTGGATCTGAAACTTCACTAGCTAATCGAATATCTCTAATTCCAATTTTAACTTCGGAGCTAACTGATGTACCATGTGATAATGTATGAAATTTAAATAGATTTTTTACAGTAGTACCAATTTTTTGTGAAGTAATAAATGGTGTAGCTGCTGTTTGAAAATCTTGCAAAAATGCATAACTAGATGTTTGATGTAAAGACATGGTAACTTGACCAAGATTGCTAAATGCTGAAGTTGCATTTTTATCTTCATATTTAACATATACTGGATAATCCAATGACTTTGGAGATCGTCCAAATGTTTTAGTTATATATGTGTTATCAGTTGATAACAATGATGCAGACACACCTACTCCTGTACCTGCTAAGAATGCACTAAATCCTGGTACGGTACTGTCAGTAGCAAATGTTCCTGACACTATTAAATTAAATGATCCTGTTGCACCAACATTATTTTCTAATACAGAATTTTCAAAATAATTTGCATTGACTACACTTCCTACTCCTAATACTGCATCAGTTGGATGAAGAAGATGAGTTACTCGTTTTACTGATCCAGATTCGGCAACAACAGCTAAAGCTCCATTTGGAATGGCATAACCATCTTCGTATAATAGTCTTGTTACTGTTATTACATTTCCATTTCTTAAATAGTCATTGACTACAAATGGAATGTATGACTCATCTGTATATGATCCAAATATTTGTTCAAAATCTCCAAACGATGTGATTTGGGTTGGTATTAGTGCAGGACCTTTTACTGTTGGTCCAACAATTGCAGCACCAATTTGTGCTACTCCACCAGCTAAAAACGATTGATCTACCTCATTCGTAAATACGCCTGGTGAAACTATTCTTTCTGCCATTTTAATTCTCCTATAATTATTTTCTTATAAATATATATAAGAAGTGTCAAACCTATGACTCTGTAAAGGTGCCTGCTTCTATATCTATTGATCCATCACCGTAACGTTCTTTTAATTTTGCCATTAAATCAGTTTCACGCATACGAATAGTTTCAAATTTAGCTAATTCTTCATCATGTAATCTTGCAATTTCGTCTAATCTTGTTTCCAATGTAAATCGTTCAATTGAAATATTTCCTATAAAATTTGCATTGTCTGCATATTGTTGACGCAATGATTGTATTTGTTCTAAATGCTCTTTGTCCAGTTTTCTTGTTGCCATATTTATAACCTTTCTTATATTATAATAAATTAG